GTGTGAATAGTGCTAATTCCCGGCAGTCGCTTTGTAAAGTAAGAGCGCATAAAAAACCTTCCCGAAACTCGGAAAGTAAAAATTAGCGTTATCACTTTAGCGAGTGTCGGACGACAAGAGCATAGGCTGCTCTCACCGTGTTCCATGGCTCCCCTGGAACGTTCTGTGCGATGCCATAATAATCCGATCGCACGCGGATCCTGAAATTTATCGGTACCCTAGTTTAGGGCTTTAACTGTTAAGTAATTAACCGGTTCTTGCCGTTGTTTATGACTAATGTAGAGGGACTTTTCTACATTAGTTTATTATTATTATTTGAAAGGACAGTATATCTAGGTTGAGGTATCAGTTGCGAAAACCGCCTCGTAGTAGACTGGAGGTAGACCGTTGAAGTAGAAGAAGTTGAAATCTTCTCCAGCTGAACAGTAGATTCTGGCATAATTTCCACCTCCAGAAATTGCACCACCTGGCATGTACGTTGTGAACTTCCAACCGGGTCCCTTAGCTTCAGTAACAAAATTGTCATCATCTGCTGTAAGGGAAAATCGCTGGTTGCTCATGTACGGCACTTCAATGGTTTGGATTGGATTGACTGCAGTGTTGCAAAGCACTTCACCAAGACAATCGTTTCCTCGCTCAACTTCGTTGAGCAACTGGATAACATCATCAGAACCTACACTGCCTGTAGCCTGCGTAAGCTGAGCAAGTGTGTATCTATTAGTTCGAGAAAGCGTGTACGTGATACTGTTCCAGAAATCATTGTTACCATTGATAGTTCTTCCTGACAAACTCACCTGGCCAAGATCAACAGTCCATCGAATGGATCCTCTCCATCCAATGAAAGCCCTACCCAAATAGTTCAACAGGGTAGTCATTGCCGTGTTGTACGTTCTGGTATCACCAAAAGTGGAGATCATAGAACCAGAGGGAAGTACAGTTCCTTCATCAAATTCGATGAACCCACCATAAGTTGGGAACGCACTGCGTGAGTAACTCACCACAGAAGCGGAAGTCAACTCTGTAATGGGAATGATTTCAGACCGATAAGCTCTCTTCAACAAGGCGCGAAATGATGCGATTGTTTCACCCATGAAAACTTTAGTGGTGTTGGGCACGTCCAATTCAGTATCGGCCATGCGATCAATCGCCACGGGGTCTTCCACTGGTGTTTGCTGAGCATCCTGATCCTGATCGCCCTCGATACCTGATTCGGGATGAAAAATTATATCCTCATCAACTCCCGATTCGGGTTGTGTGGGTGGATCAACATTGGGTCTGAACTTGAGATGAGAAATCTTGTCGTCAGGTGCAGCCACTTCGAAATC